TCCTGTATAGTGGATGCTGATGGCGTGTGTCACAAAATATATACACATCGTGCTATGTGTTCGACGTTTAATGGAAAGCCAATTGACGAGTTTACCGCTGATCATATCAACAGAGATCCCAAGAACAATTGTCTTTGGAATTTGCGTTGGTTATCACGCGGAGATCAGAATCGTAATCAATCCATTCACAAGTCTCGTATAGATAGCTGTCCCATTATTGGAACGCATATAAGCTCGGGAGAAATTGTGAGTTTTGAATCTACTGTAGACGCCAAAACTAGAGATTTTGACACGGGGAACATATCCAAATGTCTGAACAACAAACAGAAAACTCATAAGAATTACATATGGTCATGCCCCCCAAGTCTACCAGACCTTCCTAACGAAGAGTGGAAATTACTAAGAGAGAGTAAACCATACAAAATATGGATTGGAAATATGAATCGCCTTACCATAGAATTTTGCCATGGCTATAAGAAAAAAATATTTTCATACGAATTATCAACTAGCAAAGGATACCCGAGAATTGACGATGGTGGTAGATCAATAAAGTTTCACAATGCTGTTTGGAAACTATTTAGAGGTCCCATTACAGATGGTATGATAGTCAACCATATTGACAACGACCCGTTAAACAATTCACTGGATAATCTCGAACTAACTGATCATTCTGGTAATGTGTTCGCTGCTCACGACACTGGTTGTTTTGACGGCACCAAGACACAACGACAGGCGGTAATTATAGACGGAACTGAATATACATCCCCCATGGATGCTGCTAGAAAACTGAATCCGATGATTACCGATAGGAAAGAGATTGATAAGATATCGAGTAAATATCGCAAACGTGTCAAGAGTTCTAATTATCCTACATATACGTTTGTGTAATAACTTAAAAAAAATAAACTTATATGATAAGTAAAGCTTACCATGTCAGGCGGAATTGCGCAGCTCGTAAGTTACGGTGCTCAGGATGTATATCTCACCGGAAATCCCCAGATCACGTTTTTTAAGTCCGTGTACAGGAGATACACGAACTTTGCGCTCGAGAGCATTCAGCAGCAATTCGACGGGATCGAGGACTTCGGCAAATTCCCGACGGTCACGATTTCTCGTAATGGTGATCTTTGCGGCCCCGTGTGGATTGAGGTCACTCTGCCGAGCCTTCAAGGGTACAACATCACCCCTACCCCACCAATTTCCCTGGGGTCTACGACGCTCACCAACACTACCAACGTGGCTGCACTGAGTAACGTATTCACGGATGCCTCCGGTAACTACTGGCAGTCCAACAATGCCGGTGTGTATTCCAACCTTATTGCGGCATATAGCAATGTGGATGGATCTTATTACACTTCTAGTGCCAACGTTTCTGACATTGGGAATACGTCTAAGTATGTCGCCAACATTATCACATGGCCCTACATGAACTTTGTCGGGAACGGATTAGTGAGTAATGCTATTTCCAACGTGAGCATCCCAACTTCTAACTTGCGCTATGTCAATGGAGTGGGTCTGGCACTGTTTAACTCTATCGAGCTCCAGCTTGGTGGTCAGCGGATAGACAAGCACTACTCCAACTGGTGGGACGTGTGGACTGAGCTGACGGAAACCTCTGAGAAATTAGCGGGATACAACAAGATGGTCGGGCGTTACGATCCTACATATTACAAGAACAACTGGGACCTCAGCATGGCTGCCGGAGGAACCTACTACGTCCCGATGAAATTCTGTTACAACAGGAACCCTGGGCTGTATATGCCTCTGGTCGCCCTTCCATATCACGAACTGAAAATGAACTTTGACATCAACACGTATTTGAATTGTGTGAAGTGCAATTACCCCATCACCAGTCTGACTTCTCAGAACGGCGCGACACCCCTCGCGATAACCAACATGAAGCTATACTGCGACTACGTGTTCCTAGATGCGCCCGAACGCATTAGGATGTCAGAGATCCAACACGAGTACCTGGTGACTCAGTTGCAGTGGCAGGGGTCTGAGCCCGTTACTTCCCCGACCGCCCCATCTGGTTCTCAGAACCGTAAATTTACTCTAAACTTCAACCACCCCGTAAGGGAACTTGTTTTCGTTTACCAAGCTGCCAGCACGTATGACTCCGACCCCGTTGACGGTAATAACATTTTCGACTACGAGATTCCTCTACCCGTCGGCAATGGAACTGAGGTGTTCGAAGAGGTAAAACTCATTATCAACGGTAGTGATCGCTTCTCTGCACGCCCAGGTGCCTATTTCCGTCTAGTGCAACCCTATGAACATCACGTTCGCGTGCCCAACAAGTCAATATATGTATACTCGTTTGCGTTGGAAGACGCCGACTCCAAACAGCCCAATGGATCTGCCAACTTCACTCGGTACGATTCGGCACAACTGCAGGTCGTGTTGAACGCCAGTCTGCCCAGCGGTCGTGTTCAAATTTACGCCCCCAATTTCAACGTTCTTCGCATAGCGAGTGGTATGGGGGGTCTTGCTTTCGCCAGCTAAACACTTTTCCAGGTGCGATCATAAGCAGACTAGATTTGACGATATGATCTGTTTAGCTTTCGCTTCATAATCATAACAAAGCATTGTTCGTTAATTAGTTTGTCGATACGAAAACATCTCCATATCGACAAATATGTAAGACAAAATTAAGATTTTACTTGGCGATCAACGTGGCTGTAAACCCAGTATCTAATCCGCCGATGATAGTCTGAGTATTGCCCATAGTCTGAGCGATGGAAACTGTGATGGAATCGGTGTTGGATAACTGCACGATGTAAGACCCTGATGTGATGTAGTTATGCGACGCGCCTGATGAGTATATTTGCGTCAGAGTCTTGTGTCTAGATCCATTTTTGAGCAAATGAACCTGCATTTCACCAGATCCCGCGGTAGGTCCCCATGCACATGACCCATTTACCTGATAATATCCAGCAACCCCTGGCGTGTATGCTCTAGTAGCCAAGCTGAACCCGCCGCTAGTGTCATACACGACGTTAGAGTATAATGGAGTCGTGTTACCAGTGGTGCTTATCGTCTGAGTTGCCAAGTTTCCAAAGTACACCGAAAACGCCGGACCGTTGGGAATGCCCGTCAGCAACGCTCCGTTACCACGGAAGTAATTTGCCGACACGTTCCCGGTGACGTTTACTTGCCCAGATACGATGACGTTTCCAGGGGCCGTCACGTTACCTATGATGTCGATGTTTCCCGTGGACGGCAGACCGGTATTCCACCCACTACCAAGCTGGACGATGTTCAAGAACGTTCCTACGTCGGACCGTATTTGTTCGCCAGAACCTGCTGTCATACCCACTGCAGTTCTCAGACGATAATCCGTGGTCGTCGAAGGAGTTACTATGATATCAAGAACAGGAGCGGGAGTATTGGAAGATGTGAGAGACGGTGGCAACGTTTCCGACGATGGGCCAATTTGAACACCAGTGGTGCTGTTGACTAGTCTAAATGCGTAGAAGTAGTTGGACGCCGCTTGCCATCCTAATTGCGCAGTAATGCGGTATGTGACTCCGCCCTCCAGAGTAAACACCCCCGTGGTAGAGTTATACGTGATACCGTCACTCTCGCGAACCGAATTCATAATGACGTTGATGTTGGACCAGTTTCCAGACGAGATGGTTTGATTTGTAGCCCGCACTGCCGCCAAGTATCTAGCAGGAGGAGCAATGCCTTCTAGGAACGCGCCGTTTCCGACGAAATATTCGGCCGACACATTCCCGGTAGCGATAACGTTGCCCAGAATATCCGCAGAAATTGTGGTCGGAAGTGTAGTCGAAACGCCTTCCAAAAGTGCACCATTACCGAGGAAATACTCTGCAGATACGTTTCCGGTGGCGGTGACATTGCCGAGAACATCCGCAGTGACGGTGGTCGGGAGCGTAGCAGTTACACCGGTCAGCAGCGCGCCGTTACCCAGGAAGTATGAAGCTGTCGCATTGCCACTTAGAGAGAGATTCGTCGTGACACGGTTGTTTAAGTATTCCAATGCTTCAGACAGCGAGTTTCCTCCCGGAACTGTTCCAACATTTGCAGACAATTCTATGTAGTCGTCGGAGTAATCGCCATAAGCCGCTAAAACATCATTAGTGCGTCCGAATACAGTATTCACCGGGAAATTTGCGCCTTCGAAATTCAACCAATTTAGGTCGACATTGGATGGTGATGCGGTTAGCAGATACGAGTTTCCGTCATCCGATTGTCTGACGAGAGAACCTATGGGTAGATCACCCCCGCCTAGAGCAAGACGAGCTGCCGTATCTGCGACATAACCCTGTGGTACAGTGAGATATCCGTCGAGATATTGTTGCTGTATATAACCTGTAGAGTCTAACGTTGCGACACCTGACATGTTCGCACCGTTACCTACGATGTAAGCAGCCTCCACGTTTCCAGTGGCGGTGACATTACCAAAGACGTCGGCGGTGATCTCAGACGGGATAGTGGAAGGGACATCGGTCAGCAATACGCCATTGCCGATGAAATACTCGGCAGACACGTTACCGGTAGCAGTGACATCGGTCAATAATGCGATATTCGCGATGACATAATCCGCAGACACGTTACCGGTAGCAGTGACGTCGGTCAATAATGCGATATTCGCGATGACATAATCCGCAGACACGTTACCAGTGGCAGTAACGTCGGCCAACAATGCACTGTTGCCAAGGAAGTACTCAGCAGACACGTTACCAGTGGCAGTGACATCGGTCAATAATGCGATATTTCCGATGATATAATCCGCAGACACATTCCCGGTGGCAGTGACGTTACCGAGGACATCGGCGGTAATCTCCGAGGGAAGAACATATGTTTCGATGCCGCTCAACAGGGCACCGTTACCTAGGAAATACTCCGCAGACACGTTCCCGGTGGCAGTGACGTTACCGAGGACATCCGCGGTAATCTCGGAGGGCAGTACGTATTGTTCGATGCCTGTCAGTAGGGCACCGTTACCTAGGAAATACTCCGCGGACACGTTACCAGTGGCAGTGACGTTACCGAGGACATCGGCGGTGATCTCAGAAGGCAGCACGTATTGTTCGATGCCTGTCAGTAGGGCACCGTTACCTAGGAAATACTCCGCGGACACGTTACCAGTGGCAGTGACGTTACCGAGGACATCGGCGGTGATCTCTGAAGGCAGCACGTATTGCTCGATGCCGGTCAACAAAGCACCGTTACCTAGGAAATACTCCGCGGACACGTTACCAGTGGCAGTGACGTTACCGAGGACATCGGCGGTGATCTCTGAGGGCAGTACATATTGCTCGATGCCGGAAAGCAGAGCACCGTTACCGAGGAAGTACTCAGCGGACACATTACCGGTGGCGGTGACGTTACCTAGGACATCGGCGGTGATCTCTGAGGGCAGTACATATTGCTCGATGCCGGAAAGCAGAGCACCGTTACCGAGGAAGTACTCAGCGGACACATTCCCAGTGGCAGTCACGTTACCGAGAACATCGGCGGTGATTTCAGAGGGCAGCACATATTGCTCGATGCCGGAAAGCAGAGCACCGTTACCGAGGAAGTACTCGGCGGACACGTTACCGGTGGCAGTCACATTACCGAGGACATCCGCAGTGATCTCGGAGGGAAGCACATATTGCTCAATGCCGGTCAACAGAGCACCGTTACCGAGGAAGTACTCAGCGGACACATTTCCGGTGGCAGTGACGTTACCGAGGACATCGGCGGTAATCTCCGAGGGAAGCACATATTGCTCAATGCCGGTCAACAGGGCACCGTTACCTAGGAAATACTCGGCGGATACGTTTCCAGTGGCAGTGACGTTACCAAGGACATCCGCGGTGATCTCAGAGGGCAGGATATATTGCTCAATGCCGGAAAGCAGAGCACCGTTACCGAGGAAGTACTCGGCGGATACGTTCCCGGTGGCAGTGACGTTACCGAGGACATCGGCGGTAATCTCT